TTTAAAGAGAAAGGCAAGATGCCTAAAGAAATTTATAAGAAAGGATAAAGGTGATAATGGGATTAAAGTTTAGAGATAGAGATTATACCTTCTTCTATAAACTACATTACGTAGATTTACAAGGTAAAACTATCCCTGAACTGGTATCAGAAGTACGCAAAGAAGGGGAGTTTTCTCTTCCTTATCAAGTGACAGTAGCTAGAGATGGCGACATTACCTTGATGCGTCCTCTCGAATCGGTTGCAGGGAGTCAGCTAGATATGGCTGATTTAGGTATTCACATCTTAGTGGATGCTCAAGACTTACATCACATGACAAGGATTCAGAAAATGAACCTTAATGATTTCTTGAAAGATTTAAAAAATAAATATAAAGAAATAGAAGATTGGACTGAAGAAGACTTAAAAGAAAAGTGAGAAGAAGAAGCCTATGGAAAATACAGCAGTACGTACACACTTGCCATGTCCAGATTGTGGTTCCTCTGATGCATTGACAGAATACTCAGATGGGCATACCTATTGTTTTTCTTGTGAAACGGTGCGGTATCCATCATCAGCATCAAAGAGTGAAGGGATACAGTATCAGCAAAATCATGAGATGATAGATGTAAACTCTTTGTCTTTCAACCCATTACGTAAAAGGGGCATAATGACTTCTACATGCGAAAAATATAAATATTATACGGGATGGCACAATGGAAAGCCTGTACAGGTAGCTTGCTATTATGATGATGCAGGGATGCTAGTAGGTCAGAAAGTGAGATATCCAGACAAAACGTTTGAAACCTTGGGTAAAATATCTCAACGATTTTGGGGGCAGGAACTGTTTAATAGCAGAGGTAAGCTAGTCATCACTGAAGGTGAAATAGACTGCTTAACTGTGTCTCAACTGCAGGGTAATAAATACCCCGTTGTGTCTATACCATGTGGAGTAAATAGCGCAAAGAAAGTTATTAGTCATAACATGGAATGGTTGTCTGGGTTTGATGAAGTCATACTCATGTTTGATATGGATGAACCGGGCAGAAAAGCAATAAGAGAATGTTATGGACTACTAAAAGGTATTAAGATAGCAAATCTACCACTGAAAGACCCTAACGAATGCTTATTAGCAAGTAAGGGACAAGATGTTATTAATGCCATCTGGAATGCAAAGCCCTATAGACCTGATGGAATAGTTAACGGTTCTGAACTTTGGGATGTAATTGACAGTGAAGAAGAAAGTAAAGGGTATTTATATCCGTGGGTTGACTTACCCCTGAATGAAATGACACTCGGAATGCGAAAAGGAGAATTGGTGGTTATTACTGCAGGTACAGGTGTAGGGAAGACAACGTTTGTTCGACAGCTTATGTATGAGTTGGGTGTGCATCAAGGATTAAAGGTAGGTTGTATGATGCTCGAAGAAAATGTAAGACGCACAGGCATAGGACTTATGTCTATCCATACAGGGTGTAGATTACATTTAAACAGACACAGTATTTCAGAGGAAGACTATAAGAAAGCTTTCGATGAAACACTTGGGACAGGACATTTTGTCTTATATAACCACTTTGGCTCTTTAGAGGGTGACAACTTACTTAACAAAATACGATACTTAGCAATTACAGAAGAATGTGACTTTATCGTATTAGACCATGTCTCTATAGCTATCTCAGGTCTGGAAGGAGACAATGAACGAAAGCTTATTGATTACTTAATGACACAGATGCGAAGCATTGTTGAAGAAACTGGGGTAGGTATGTTAGTTATTTCTCACTTAAGACGCCCTGATAATTCGCAGAAATCTCATGAAGAAGGAGGAACCACATCTTTGTCTCAGTTGAGGGGTTCTCATGCTATATCACAGTTATCTGATATTGTCATAGGATTAGAACGTAATCAACAAGATGAAGATGAAGAGATACGAAACATGATACGTATTCGGGTGCTAAAAAACCGATTTTCAGGAGATACTGGTATAGGTGGGTATCTCGAATACAACAAGAAAACAGATAGATTAGAAAAGACTACACCACGAAAGAGGGATAGTGATGAAGCAGAATTTTAAAGTACCTATTGCAGGGTACGGGATAACATTAACAGAGATTCCAGGTGAAATTGCTCTGTATTTTGAAGTAGGAAATTGTGAATGTCATTGCAAAGGATGTCACTCGAATTACTTATGGGATACCAATTTGAGTACGCCCATGAAAAATCCTGAATATATTTTTAATATTGTCAGAAAATATAAAGATGATGTGACAGCTATTCTATTCATGGGTGGCAATCGAAATGGTATGGATTTCCTAACATTTTTAGAAGAAGTTGTAAAACCTATCAAAGAAAATACTTATAAGGATATAGGTATTTATTTGGGTTCATGGGAAGCTTTAGATGTTTCGTATGCTGCAACATATTGTCGATGGATAAAGGTTGGACTATATCAGAAAGACAAAGGTGGGCTAGACTCACCTATTACAAATCAACTTTTTCTAGAAGTACAAAACTATAATTTTTTAAAAGGGAAAGAGGATAAATAATAAATGACATTTGTATTAACGGTAATTAAGGGTTGCCCTTTTTGTGATGAACTTCTTAAGATTTTTCCGGAATTGGTGAAAAAGTATCAAGGTGTTTCCTTCAGTATGCGCTGTGTATCTGAAGATGCTTTGAAATTATATCCAAAAGACACAGTATTTCCTATTGTGGGTTTTGTTCATTTAGGTGTAAAGGGGGAAATCACAGATGAAATCAAAGGCGCACTTTTTGAACAAGATGTAATTAAATTTATAGAAAGGAATGTGACCAGAGCTATTGAAAATGACAAAACAGAAACTACTTAATTTGTCTCAGGAACAGATTAATGCAAAGCTTGACTACATTCAGAAATATGCTAAATCTTCAAATAGTGCTACAGGCTCATTGGTAGATAGTAATGCAAACGTAGATACGAAGAATATTGGTATTCTGGAAGCTGAGTTGTATAAACCAGAGACAATTCAATTAAACAGAGAGTTGGTAAAACGAAAGATTAGGGAAAAATTCCCAGAAGATAAAGGTCTGGATGAACAGTATATTAAGGATATTGAAAGTCATTTGGTGTATATCCATGATGAAACATCCTTACGTCCATATTGTACTTCTATTACATTGTTTCCTTTTCTACTGCATGGAACAAAACCTTTAGGTGGTAAAAGTAAAGCCCCTCGTAATTTGCATAGTTTTTGTGGCAGCTTTGTCAATTTGGTCTATCAGATTGCTTCAGGATTTGCAGGGGCTGTAGCTACTGTAGAATTCCTTTTGTATTTTGATTATTTTGCTAAAAAGACATATGGGAAAGATTATATCTATGAGCATGATAAGAAAATACGGCAGGCTTTGCAGGGTGTAGTGTATGCTCTAAACCAACCTGCCAGTGCGAGAGGGAATCAGTCTGTATTCTGGAATATCTCAGTATTGGATAAATATTACTTCAATCATTTATTCGGTGAGTTTAGATTTCCAGATGGAACAAAGACAAAGTATGAAGGGTCTTTTCATGATTTACAGTTACTTTTCATGGAATGGTTCAGGGAAGAACGGGAGAAAGAACTTCTTACTTACCCCGTATTAACCGCTTCTCTACTTATTGATGAAGAGGGATTCCCAAAAGACGATGACTTTGTGCAGAACATAGCAACAGAAATGTCTAAAGGATTAAGCTTTTTTGTCTATGAATCCGAGAGTGTGGATTCCTTGGCAAGTTGTTGTCGGCTTAGAAATGAATTAGCAGATAATACATTTAGCTATACCTTGGGTGCAGGTGGGGTGTCTACTGGCTCTATACAAGTAATCACTATGAATATGAACAGATTAATTCAAACGGGACAGAGCTTGAAACAGACAGTAGAAAGAGTGCATAAGTACTTGGTGGCACACCGTGCTGTTATTGAGGATTATCTGAATGCAGGACTGTTACCTGCCTATACTGCAGGATTTATTGATATAGACAAGCAGTTTGTGACTGTAGGCATCAATGGCATGTTGGAAGCTTCCGAGTATCTCTATAAGAAGCCCAACCCAGAGTTTTACAGAGATTCTTTGAAAGTTATCTATGAAGCCAATAAAGAAGCTAAGAAAAAGTATGGCATCAAATTTAATAGTGAGTTCGTACCTGCTGAGAATCTTGGGGTGAAGAATGCTAAGTGGGATAAAGAGGATGGTTTACAAGTTCCTCGTGATTGTTACAACTCCTACTTCTTCCCAGTCGAAGATGGTTCTTATAATATTGTAGACAAATTGAATCTTCACGGAAAAGAAGTAACTCAGTATTTAGATGGTGGTGCAGCTTGTCACTTAAACCTGAGTCAACTTTTGTCTAAAGAGCAGGCGTATGCATTGTTATGTTTGGCAGGTAAAAAAGGAGTGTCTTATTGGACGTATAACTGTTTAATGACCTGCTGTGATGATTGCGGTTATATTAATGTAAATACAGAAGACCATTGTGTGAAATGTGGTTCTAAGAATGTTGGATATGCTACTAGAATTATTGGGTATCTAAAGCGTATAGATAACTTCTCTGAACCCAGACAGAAAGAAGCTTTAAAGAGAATATATACGTAGGGAAGAGAAGGGAGCATTTGCGATATGCTTATTTTCGACATAGAAACAGACGGATTACTGGATACACTGACTAAGATTCATTGTATGTGTATCAAGGATACAAAGACAAATCAGATGTATCGTTATACACCAGATACTATTGTAGAAGGTGTGAAGAAGCTTATGACAGAAGGTGCTACAATCTGTGGACACAATATCATTGCCTTTGATATTCCGGCAATCCAGAAGGTATACCCTTGGTTTAAAGTCAAGAAAGACAAAGTTATTGATACTTTGGTCTATGCTCGACTCGTATTTTCAGAAATTAATTATATAGACAATAAACTGACTCGAAAGAAAATACTTCCTACTAAACTATATGGTTCACATTCACTGAAAGCCTATGGGTATCGGTTAGGGGTATTGAAAGGTACATACGCATCTGACTATGAAGCAGATGATGTGTGGGCTGTATTCAATGAGGAGATGCTAGATTATAACGAGCAGGATGTTGTAGTAACTGAAGCTTTGTATAATAAGTGTAGAAAAAAAGAAACAAGTGAGCAGGCGTTGTCTTTGGAGCATAAAGCACAATGGCTCATGGTCAAGATGGAGCATAACGGCTTTACGTTTGACAAAGGAAAAGCGTTGTCTCTTTTGTCTACTCTACAACAGAAACAGAATATTGCTGTAGAACAACTGAAAGAGCTAGTACCTAGAATACCAGGAGAAATATTTATTCCCAAAAGAGATAATAAGACAAAAGGCTATAAGGCAGGGGTTCCTATTCAAAGATATAAAGAGTTCAATCCCAATAGTCGACAACAAGTACTCTGGATTATGAAAGAATATTATGGGTATACATTCGAAAATCCAGATATGTATAATGCTGATGGTAAGTTACAACTAAATGAAGATACCTTTAAATTAATTGCCAAAGATTCTACAGCATCAGCAGAAGTACGTAAATTAGCTGAATTATTCCAGACAAACTTTATGTTGACAAAACGATTGGGGCAGTTGGTAGATGGAAAGAATGGGTGGTTAAAACTGATGGCACCTGATGGAAAAATCCATGGACGTGTCAATCCTAACGGAGCGATTACAGGGAGAGCCACACATAGTAGACCCAATGTAGCACAGGTTCCTCATGTTGGCTCTGAATATGGCAAGGAGTGCCGTGAGCTATTCACTGTTCCTGAGGGATGGTGGCAGGCAGGAATAGATGCTTGTGGATTAGAGCTACGTTGTCTGTCCCATTATTTGTATCCATTTGACCATGGAGAATATGCTAATGAATGTGTTAATGGAGACATACACACTAAGAATCAAATAGCAGCAGGATTACCAGAAAGAAACATGGCGAAGACGTTCATCTATGGCTTTCTCTATGGTGCAGGAGATGCCAAGATTGGGCAGATTGTTGGAGGTTCAGCAGAGCATGGGGCAGAATTACGGAAGAAATTTCTGAAAGCTACCCCTGCTATAAAGAAGTTACAAAGCTATGTAAAGAATCTTTTGTCTGAATACAATGTGGAACTAAGGGAGCGTACATGGAAGACACGGTATCTCAGGGGTCTTGACGGACGCTTATTGTATACCAGAAGTATTCATTCTGCTCTTAACTTATTATTACAATCAGCAGGTGCCATTGTTTGTAAATATTGGATAGTACGCACAGAAGAACGTCTTTTGTCTTTGGGATTAGACCATGGAAAAGATTTTCAACTGATGGCTTGGGTACATGATGAACAGCAAATAGCCTGCAGAACACATGAGATAGCTGAGATTGTTGTGCGAGAAGCACAGGAAGCTATGAGAGACACACAGAAATATTATCACTTTAACTGCCAGTTGGATACTGAAGGAATTATTGGACACAACTGGGCAGAATGCCATTAATAAGGAGAGGATGTCAATGTTTGCTAAACGAATTAAATGTGCTAAATGTGGACGCACACTGCTCACTGGATGCACACGTAATGTAGTTGCGATTGAATGCAGCTGTGGTGAAACTACATACCCAAACGAAAAATCTAGAGAGGAGATTAGTAAAGATGAGATGCGTCACAAAAAATACAACAGATAGCATTCATTATGATGTGGTAACAAACTGGCATGTAATGGATATTGATGAATCTATTGTAGCCAGTGGATATCCAATGTATAAAGTATTGCCTCAGCTACATGACAAAAATGTTTTTCCGTCTGTAGATGAAAAGAGCTGTAAGCGTGCTGAACGACTTGGAGCAGCTCCCTGTGGTTCTGGGCATGATTGTTTTCTAAAGGGCATTCTTGTGTCTTTTGATTTAACAGCTTCTGTAAAAATGTGGACACAGGCTGAGCGATATACGCATTTTTACCCGGTGTCGAGTATGTCTACAATGCATATGTTGCCCTCTATGGATGTTGCATTCATTGAATACACAACACCTGAAGCAGTACAAGTACTGTCATCTTGTATAGATGCTTTTAATTGTCATAAAACAGATGATAATCTTATACGTGCTTTATATAATTATCCTTCTGGATTACTACTGACTGCACGTATTTCTACTAATTACTTACAGTTAAAGACTATATATAAACAACGTCGTACCCACTTATTGCCAGAATGGCAGGAATTTTGTGATTGGATAGAAGAATTGCCAAAAGTAAAGGAATTAGGAGTAGTGTAGTAATATGACAATGAATTTAATATTTGATGCAGACATGCTACTTTTTGTCTCTTTATTGGAGTGTGAAAAACCAATGCATTGGAGTAATGACATATGGACTCTTCACTGTGACTTTACGGAAGCTAAAGTAT